CAATCGCGAAGGTGCCGCCTGGCACAAAACTCCCACTCAAAGGCTGAGTGCTCGCCGATGACGAGGAATTTCCATGTAACGCAGATCCAGCTCGGCTTGACTGAGGAGCATTGCCAACACGTCCCTGCTGTGCAGAGCCCGTGCTAGGTCGCTGTACTGAGCCCGTTGCCGGCTGTTCCATCGCAGAAGATTGCGCTCCCGCATGGCTTGCGCCCACTCTGGTTCGCGTGTCTGTCGGGGCACGTGACCCATCCTCGCGCGATCCCACTGTCGTGTCATCCTTTCCAAGGCCGCGGCGCTCTCCCTCCGCCTTTGTGATTGGCGTAGGGATTCCGCTACCGCCCTCCGGTTTTCGAACCGCCTTACCCACTCGGAGTTGTGCGATACAGAAAACAGCAAGCTGATCAAGGAAAGCAATGCCGAAGACACTAGGGAAAACTTCGTAAGTAACAGTTTTTCGTTGTCCAGTCTCATCTGTTGTGACAACAGTCTCGTATCGCCCACCACGGATGGCACACCACAGGATTCTAAGAACGGCCCCAAATAGGGCCGCCCCAAGAAAGAACTGGTACTGATACCACCACGTGATAAGCATTACAAGGATGATCGGGAGAATCCCCCAAGGAGTAACCCAGGTAGTACGCCTGGCTTCCCAGGCAAAACGTTCTGGTGTTCCTTCGGCAGGTGCAGCATCTCCAAGCTGTTCTGCTCCGTCGAGTAATAGGAGTCCGGTAATGATTACCAGCAACGCCATCTCAAGTAGGGGTGCAAGATTTGGGAGGTCGTTCCACACACATAAAATCTGCAAAATGCGTATGAAGATCACTGTTGAGATCAGCCGAACACGAACTGCTCCGTGAATGGCTTCGACCAACGCTGCGGCGATCAGACACAGCGGTGAGAAGATGTACGGAAGGGTGAGCATAAGAGAAACATCAGAGCCGCTGGCAATTGCAGCCAGCTGGCTGATCAGGATCACAATTACGCCCACCAGCTCGATCCAACGCCAGACCAATGCCACGAACAAGTCGTGGATATCCTCCGATGAAAACCTGGGGAGACCCGCTTCCATTTCCTGGAGGCGCTGAATGCCATAGCCCATGACCTTCAGAGCATGTAGCTCGAGGCTGAAGAGCAAGGCACTTACTTCCTCCATTCCCCCTCGAATGAGGCTGACTGTAGGCTTGGCAACCACACGGATATACCAGCCCAGTCCATAGGCAAGCTGCCGGAATGGTTTGTAGGTGTCGTCAGGTTCGGAACATATCCCCATCCCCACGCACGTCTGGCGACCAATGTGGCACCACTCTCGTTGCTCTTTGAGCGGAATGGCGTCACAGGCGTCAGGCGTGTACTCAACAACAGTGATGTTGTCAAGAACCAAGGCGGAGGTGATGAAAGCAATGATGGCAAGGGC